AGTGATCGTGTGCGATGGCAGCGAAAGATGTTTTATGATTACCACAAGGAGTGTTTATGGGTGGTAAAGGTTCAGGTGGTGCAAACCGTAAACCTGTTGAACAGAAACTTAGAATTGGGAATCCCGGTGGTAGGGCTTTGCCTAAGGCGGATGTGATTGCTTTCCCTGTGCAGCAGGCCCCAGAACCGCATCGACCTTTGGGGAAGGTAGGTACTGAGTTGTGGGAACGGGTGTGGTTGGCTGCTGCTGCTTGGCTTAAACCTCAGGCTGACGCTGAATCTGTGTTGCTTCTTTGTGAGGCATCGGATGAGCGCACATCTCTGCGGTATCGTGTTATGAGTGATCCTGATGCGTGGCGTGAGCGTAAAGCGTTGAGGGATTTGGAGAAGCAGATTCAGTCAGCTTTGGGTGAGTTGGGTTTGAACCCGGTTGATCGTGCAAGGTTGGGTGTAGCAGAGATAAGGGAGAACGATTTTGCCAAACTCCACGCAAAGATTGCGCAGCGACGTAATCAAGCCCAAGCCTGAATGGTCACCTAAGTTCTTTACGGAAGGGCTTTCACAGGTTACGGATGGGGATGATCTCATTGATTTTGCTGAGAACTATTGCACGGTAACTAAAGGGTTTCAGGCAGGGTTGCCTTTGATCTTTACTGATTGGCAGAAGTGGTTGCTACGTCGGATTTATGAACGTACTGATGATGGGCGTTTGAGGTATCGACGGGTTTATGTGGAGTTGCCACGTAAGAACGGTAAGAGCCTGTTGGGTTCCACGATTGCTTTGTATTCTTTGTTTGCAGGTGAACCGGGTGCAGAGGTGTATTCAGCTGCAGGTGACAGGCAGCAGGCACGGATCGTGTTTGGTGAAACTAAGGCACAGATTTTGTCTAACCCGTTGTTGGCTTCAGAATGCAAAGTGTATAGGGATGCTATTGAGGTTCCGTTGTTTGGTTCCGTGTACCGTGTGTTGTCGTCTGATGGCAAGTTGGCTCAAGGGTTAAACCCTTCAACGGTGATCTTTGACGAACTCCATGTGCAACCTAATGCAGAACTTTATGATGCTTTGACGTTGGGTTCAGGTAACAGGATTGAACCGTTGATGGTGGGGATTACCACACCGGGGTTTGATCTTGAATCTTTGTGTGGTGGCCTGTATCAGTACGGCAAGAAGGTTGCTGCAGGTGAGGTTGATGATCAGCAGTTTGGTTTCTTTTCATGGCAGGCTGATGATGATTGTGATGTGAACGATGAAGCCCAATGGCACAGGGCCAACCCTAATCTTGCTGAAGGTTTATTAGATATTGATGACATGAGATCAAGCGTGAAGCAGTCATCTGAGACTTCCTTTAGAAGGTTCAGGTTGTCGCAATGGGTTCGTTCTCAGGAATCGTGGCTACCTGCCGGGAGTTGGGATCGTTGCGTGGGTGAACAAAAGTTGATAGATCGTGAGCCAACGTGGGTTGGTGTTGATATGGCTTTGAAGCATGACTCCATCGCTATTGTGAGTGTGCAGAAGCAGGATGGTTTGTTGGTGATGCAATCAAAGATTTGGTTTCCCGATGGTGACAATGTTGATGTGGTTGAAGTTGAAAACTATCTACGCCACCTGCACCAACAGTACGAACTGCAAGAGGTGGCGTTTGACCCGGCGTTCTTTCAACGATCAGCAGAGGTACTACAGGATGACGGGTTGCCTATGGTGGAGTTCCCCCAATCCGCAAACCGCATGGTTCCTGCCTGTGGGCAAGCGTACGAACTGATTGTTGGTGGCAAAGTCGTTCACGATGGTTCCCCAACTTTCACGGATCAAGTATTGTCAGCAGCGCAACGAATGACAGACAACGGGTGGCGATTATCTAAAGGCAAATCCCGTAGAAAGATTGACGCATCAATAGCAATGGTGATGGCGTTGGATCGTGCCACTACACGTTCTGCACCTCAGTTGGTTCCCCAATTTTTTAGTGTTTAGGAGAGATGATGAAGAAGATTAAAGTTGAAGATGCGTGTGAGGCATCAGGTTTGGTGTGTGTAGCTGTTGGCTGTTTCCTGTGGGCTGTTCCTATAGGCTTCATTGTCACAGGGATTTCTTTGGTATCTTGGGGAGTCGCAGCAGGTCGCAAGAGGTAGTTGATGCTTGATCGTTTATTTCCCACAAGTGCAGAGAATCGTGCTATCAACTTTCAATCTATTTGGGGTGCAGGTGATTCTTACGCAGTAACCACCAACTCAGGTACTGTTGTCACGCAAGAAAACGCAATGAAAATTGCAACCGTTTATGCGTGTGTGCGTCTGATCTCTGATTCCATTTCAACTTTACCTGTAGGCGTTTTCCGTAGATTAAATGGGGAACGTGTACCTGTTTTCCCTAGACCGATATGGCTTGACTTCCCTGAATCAGGGATGACCCGTACCGATCACTTCCAAGAAGTGTTGGTGTCAATGCTGTTGGATGGCAACGCTTTCATCCGTGTGATTCGTGACGATTCAGGTGTTGTAGGGCTTACCGTGTTGAACCCGTTGCGTGTTGATGTGAGCCGTGATGCTTCACGCAGAATTATTTACACCCTCAGAGATACGCAGGGTGCAGCAATCATGGCTGAAGATATGATTCACATTTCTGAGATGCGCTTACCGGGTGAACTTCGTGGGCGTTCCCGTGTCGATCTAGTCAAGGAAACATTGGGGTTAGCAAAAGCCTTAGAAGAGTTTGCTGCACGGTTCTTTGGGCAAGGCTCAACCACTACAGGAATCATTGAGTTCCCCGGCAACCTGACCCGTGAACAGGCCAAAAATCTTGTTGATGGTTTTGAGGAAGGCCACAGAGGTTTGCGGAAAGCACATCGACCCGGAATCCTTGCAGGTGGCGCAACTTTCACCAAAACGGGTGTTGATCCTGACGCAGCCCAAATGATTGAATCACGCAGAATGAGCGTTGAGGAGATTGCACGGGTGTTCCGTGTACCGCCATCAATGTTGTCTGTTACTACGCCGGGTGCAATGTCTTATGCGTCGGTTGAACAGAACGGTATTCATTTCGTTACCCATACGCTCAGACCGTATATCGTGAAGTTGGAAGATGCTTATACAAGGCTTCTGCCTGAAGGCGTGTTTCTGAAGTTCAATGTTGATGGGCTTTTGCGTGGCGACAGCACAACTAGGGCTGCTACCTATTCGTCAGGTTTGCAGGCAGGTTACCTATCAATCAATGATGTTCGTAGGTTGGAAGATTTTTCTGCTGTTGAAGGTGGAGATGTTTTCCGTGTTCCTTTGGCAAACGTGAATGTGGCTGCAGCAAACTTGACGGAAACAGAAACAAAAGTTGCGATGGCACAGAAGTTGGTGCAATCAGGTTTTGAACCTTCAGCAGTTTTGGATGCTATGGGCTTGCCACAGATAACCCACACGGGTGTTCCATCGACGCAACTGCAACCTTTGAACACGCTTGATCCTGCTGACCCTTCATCGGCATACAAGGTTTAGCAATGATTTCTAGTGGACATATAACTATAGGAACTGAACCTACTTTGGTTGATGGTTTAGAAGTAAACCCATTTCGTTTGCATATACACAATCATGACAATACTGATGCCGTCTATTTAGGTGCATCTAATGTAACAACCACCACAGGTCTCAAATTAGTCAAAGAAGATTCTATTGAACTGATCATCAACCCTTTAGAGGCTTTGTATGCAGTCGCAACTAAAACAGGTCACATCATTTCATATCTGAAACAAACGGAGTAACAATGCCCTACTACATCAAACAAGGCGCAATCGGTTGTGATGGTTGGGCAACAATCAAAGAAGATGGTGAAGTTATTGGTTGCCATCAATCAAAGGCTGACGCTATAGCGCAAATGGTCGCTATCTCATTGGCTGAGGATATGGAACCCGGTGGGGAACGTGCATTGCCATCAGAGGTTGTTGAAGGTGCTTTTGTTGAATGGTTTGATGAAGATGCTATCTATCGTGGGCAGATCGAATATGTGATGACAGAAGGCACTTTTGGTGTTGAGGGTGGGGAGTATTCTTTAGAGGCTTCTGCTGATGATCCTGTGGTTTTGGTGCGTAAATGGAAACCTGAACCTGAAGAGGGTTATTGGGAACCTGAAGAAGAACTGATTGGGAAACGTGCAAGTGAACTGATTGTGATTGCCCCATTGGTTATAGAACCTGTGTTGCCACCTTTAACAGAAGAATCTGAACGTGCCGTTGAGGTGCGTGTTGTTGATTTGTCTGCACCTGAGTACATGGTTTCTGCTGCCAAACGTGGGTTGCGTCTTTATGCAGATGGTGAAGCAGGTTCAGGATTAGAAGAATCAACTGTGCGTGATGCTCGTGCTATGGCACAAGGAACAATCAGCGAAGCCAAATGGCGCAAGATAGGGCCGTGGATTGCACGACATATTGATGATCTAGATGCGGTTGATGCTGAAACACCAATCACACCGGGTTTGGTTGCTCATCTTTTGTGGGGTTCAGGGCCATCTAAATCTGATGCTGTGAGAGCGCAAAATTATGCTGAAGGTATTGTGGAAAGATTAAACGCAGAG